TTTTTTAATTGGTATTCTTGTTCTATGTTAGTTTGAGCCAACATCTAACAATTTTATTGTGGTGCTACTAAAGAAAGAGCCATTTGAAAATCATCCATATCAAATTCAGGGTCTTGGCTTAATACCTGTATTATTACCTGTTGTGCCTGCATAGATACTTCTGAATTTATTGGATTATTTAATATAGCCATAACCTCTTGCTCATAGCCATTTTCAGCTAATGGTATAAATATTTCTTGCATAGCCTCTTCTTTAGACATTTCTATCTCGGCCATACCTTCTTGTTGCGAAATTTCAGCCATACCACCTTCTTGAAATTTCATGGGTTGCCTTACCTCTCCCATCAAATTGTTTATTCTATCTCTTAAATCTACCATATTAATTTCCTATCTAATATTAACTGATATGTTACCACCAGTTATAACAGAGACAAAGCCTAAACTAGCCGTTGCCTCATATCCTTGTTCGTCAAATAACGTCAAATCAATCCATTCATTGCCGTTATACACCTGTAATACATTTAGTGTTGTATTCCATATTACATCACCTTGTACAAAATTCAATTCTGATAACTCTGTAGCGTTAAACCTAGGTGTTCTGTTAGGGTCAAATTGACCCAAGTTAATCTCTAAAACTCTAACCAGTCTATTAAAGACCTCAGGCGTTACCTCTTGCGTTGCTAAGGGCAGCCTGCTTGGCAATAATTTAGCCATTACCTTCTACCGTCAGGTTGGATATCTAGTCTTGTATATCCTAATCTCCACTTATAACCTGTTCTGTTATCGACTGCAGCATCATCATCGCTTTGCAATCTTAATACAGCCTGTCTGCCTCTTGCTCTTACATGCACTTGGTCAGTATTGTTTGATATATCTGTAGTTGCTTTTGTAGTTAAAGATTCGCTTGGTGCGTTTCTAGTTTTAAGCAACATATTAATTTGTGGAACACCTGTGCTTACATTAGTGCCATAAAATTTTACATCAGGCATGATTCTTCTAATAAACGTAAAGTTATTGCCCTCTTGTAAATCAAAGTCTGAGCTTTCAATAAAGACTCCATCCATAGGAGAACCGTCATCGTCATCACCATCTTCTTGGTTAAATATATAATTGTTAGCTGTAGCTAATGGTTTTCCAAATACATTTTGGTCAACCCAAGCAGTCCTAACCAACTGACCTATAGACCAAACGCCTTCTAAATAGTTGTATATAACATACCTTGATATTTCTTCGGTGCCATCACTTTCTGCAGGATAGAACCACCACACCTCATTAAACTCTTTGTTTAATAGTGCAAATACTTTAAATGCTTGGCCTAAATCTAAATCTTCTTGCACGTAACTTAATACACTACAAGGTAGTTTTTGAACTGCTCCGTTGTAAGAATAGAAACCATCATCACCCATCCAAAAGACTCCATTAGGAGAATTGATAGCTGCGTTAGGTCCAATCATACCTGTGCCTTCATTAATTAAATTAACTGCAAAAGTTAATGGCGGCCCAACAAACTGCATACTGTACATAGAAGTATCAGTCCATATTAATGTTTCCTGTCTTGCTCTCAAGCCACCTCTGATTTCACTGCCTGAAGATAGTCTTAAAGAGCCTGCTGTATTTGTAGTTTTTGGCTCCCACTCGGTAATACTTTCTTGGTCTGAGAAAGCTATGTTCATAGGGTCAACAACTCCTGTTCTTGCACCACCTGATACCGGGTCTGCGCCCAATACAATAACGTGTCTATCTGTATCACTTACTATAGTTTGTAATCCAGCTGTAGGTGATAAGTTTGCTCCAGCAAGCGTAGTAATGTCTACAGCTCTTGTAGTAGTGCCGTTAGACTCGTCCCAGTAATAAATACTACCACCCCTAGGGTGTAATATTAAATCTTCACCAAAATTATCCGATGACCATAATCTCAACTGGTTAGCAAAGCTTAAGCTTGTCGAAGCTCCATAAGCACCTTGACTCCAACTACCTGAGCCAAATCCTGTAGATTGTATAAATACGTCCAAGCCTACAGTCAATTGATAAGCCGCATCAACTCCCGAGCCTCCATTTCCTGTATCACTACCATTTGCTGTAGCCGTTGCTGTAAACGTAAATGTATTTGCACTTGGTACTGACACGACCTGATACTCTTGATTTAAAACTGTTGCTGTAATATTGCCACCAAGACTTACCGCACCACTAAAAGTAACAAAGTCATTAACCACAACTCCGTGTGCTGTGTCTGTTGCTGTAATGGTTGTAGAGCCATTTGTTGCAGCAAAAGTTACACCATTGGTTGTTGTTGCTCTTATAGGAGTTATATCATTTAAGCTTGTGCCTTCAAGTATGTATGTTTTTAAATGCGTGCCAACAAATAGATATTTATTACCTTCTAATGATATCCATGGAAATAGGTTACGACATGTACCTAAAAATGATGAAGCTGTTTGTTTTGTCCAACCGCCTATTTTTTCTACAAAGCCTTTACGAAACCTTACAAGAGAAGCATCAAACCAACCACCTGCATTAGTGTAACTGGTTCCTTCTCTGTCTATTCCTGCTTTAAATTGAAACTTTGCAAACGGCATGTTTCATCTTCTAAGCTATTCTTATGATAGCTGTGGCTGCTGCCTTAGCAGGAAATACAATAGTAAAATCACCTGCAGTAGAAGTTTTATCTCCACCAAAGTCAATGGTTGCTACTGATTTATCACCATTAGTATCGTTGTAAATCATACAGCCTCTAGCTGTAATCGTTGCTGTACTAAATGTTAAATCAGAAAAATCCGTTACTGCAGTAGTACCAGTAGCTGACGGCGTTACATTAGTTAATGCAGCTCCGCCTGAAGTATAGTTAGTACCACTTGCTTGACCAGTTGTGGTAAAAGCAGTAGTAGTAGCACCTAAGGTAGCTGAACTTGTATATAAAGCCAGTTTAAAGCTGTTACCACTAGAATTAGTAAAGTTATGTGTTCCTGTCAAAAGCTCTACTTTAAAGCTTGTTGTAAGAGTAGATGTAATTGCCATATTAAATACCTTTTATTATTTTTGCTAAATCTTCGCTACCCCCACTAGATAAATCTTGTATTAAGGTAGCCTTATAAGATTTTAAAGCATTTTTAATATATATCAAACATACTTGGTAAATTAAATCTTGGTAGGCCCTAGCCTGTGCTTTTACATGTTCTTCATTATCGTCTGAAAAACCCACTATTTTTTCTGTTAATTGCTTCGCCCAAAACTCAGGCGGATGGCCGCCAAACTTAGTTGTAGCCACCTCTACCATGCCCAACTCAGGCACACCATCAGGCGTTATTTTAATTACCATTTATTTGGCTCCGGTGCTTTTAGGTGACTATCATACCTGTCTGCAATCTGTGGCAATATTTGTTTTTTTTGTACTTTTAGCTCGCTAATTTTTTTTACCTCTAATCCATCTTTACCCTGAACAGGCACATAGGGGTCTTTTAAACGATGATATCCGTACAGTCTTTGCTCGCCCGGTATGTTAGTGTCTAGCAATGAGCTACTAGATGCTACCTCAACCTGTATACCTTTTTCCATGCACTTTACTAGCCAAAACTCAACGCAAGCTCTACCTGCTTCTGCAAAATATAGGTTGTTCTTGTATGTAAAGTCTATACCAAATAATTTAATATTAGCCACATCATTCCAGTAAGCAAATGCAACAGCATAAGCCACTGTGTTGTTTAAATAATGACAATTAGTTTCTTTAACTATTTCTTGTACAGGATATTCAACAAGGTTTTTACATCTTGCATCCTTCTCACAGGTATATATTGGTTTGTTATGATTTGTCAGCAGTTCTTTCATGCAATCGGTTTGACCGCCTGCATCTTGTGTATCTAAAAACCTGCTTGGCGGGTCCATCATAAATACTCGGTCATGAAATATGACTGAGGCTACGGCATTAATTGCCCATACTTCATCAAATTTTACGCTGTGTGATTTTGCTAGATTGTAGTCAAACCAACTTTTGCCTAAACCGACAATAGCTACAGTTTTACCTTTTAATTTTTTGATTGGTTTCATATTATCTCTCCTTAACTGAAACTTATGTTACATTTGTTCTTAGTGAATCATACCTCATTTCATCCCTAGTATCTCTTCCTTCGCCTAGGTTCTTTAATCTTAGTAAACTTTCTTTAAATCTTGCTTCATACAAACCAATATCGTTTGGGTCTAGCTTTAAAAATACCGCACCCTCTAATAAACAACCGTATAACAGGGTGTCAGGTGCATCTGTGGATAAGTATGTGGTTCCTGAGTCTCCTCCTGCTGTCAATGATGCAGGCTGTGCTAAATAATGTAACTCCATAGAATAGTTTGCGTCAGGAACAGGAGCTATTTCAAAACTTGTTTGGTCAAATATTGCGTAATATCTTGGCTTGCCTCTTGTTGTGGTGTCAGTAACAAATTCTTTTATAAACGAATTATGTTTTAAATCTAAGTAGTCGTAGTTGTTTGAGCTTATTACAGCCAAAGAAAATGGAGCTAAAAAGTCTGACGGAGTTGTTAAAAATCTATTATCTTGAGAGACATTGCCCTGAACATTCTTTCTTTGGTCAGGTATTTGTACTGATTTAAGTATTCTTTCTTCTGCTTGTAAGATTATAGTATTAAGATTATTAACAAAAGTAGTCTCATCAGACTCTAAGTAATCTTGTATCGTAGTTTTTAATGTAGCTAATGTAAAACTCATGATGTTGTTATTGTAACTGTACCTAAAGCACTTGTCATGCTGTCAGGTATTGTTAGCTTTGTACCTATAATACCTAAATCATAATTAGTATATACAATAAAACTTGTTGGCGAAACACTCGTGTCAGGCCTTGGCTCTCTAACCGCTTGTGGGTCCACCACATTTTTTACTGGTTCTAGTTGTGGGTGCTTAGATTCATAGCACTCAGGACATGTTTTTAAACCATTCCATTCTTTGCGTAGCTCTTTAAGGCCATATCTAAAGCCACATCTATCGCAAATTGCGTAAGCGTTTTTGTTAGATGCAAAAGCCATTATGCAATGTTATAGCTGGATATGTCAGGTGTTATGCTAAAAGATGCTCTGTCTTCATCTGTGTCTAAAGCTCTTTGGAACTCTTCTTCATATATTTGTTTAAGCAACCCAGTTCTGTCTGGACTTTTTTTGATTGATATATAGTAAGCAAGACCTGCTGCTAAGCATGGATAAAACCTAAATGGTAACTGTAATGTATTAGTAGCTGCATCTACATCATCCATTCTTGTAAGCACGTTAAGATGCACGGTGTATGTGCTGCTTGCATCTGGGGTTGGATATACACTTATTGTTGGTGATATTTGTTTATCAACAAAAAACTGTAAGGGTGTGCCTGTTGTAGATTTGTTAGGTATGGCTGAGTAATCACTTCTTGATAGTCTAGTCATCTGTATGTCTGAGTTTTCAGAATTTACAGTTTGTCTCATAAAAGCATCTAGCACATCAATTGCCGCAGTGCTATTTGTTGAGTCAACATTATAAGATGTTGTACCCGCAACCATAGCTATAGTTTTTTCTTGTATAGTCCATTGATTAAGACCACGATTTGCCCATTCAGCTAACAATAAATTTAAACTTCTTCTAGCTGTTTTAAGGTCGTAAGCAGTTCTTAGCTCTAAGCCACATCGTTCAAATGCCTCTTCGATATAATCAGCGACATCTAATTCAAAGTTTTTTGAACCTGATACTGCCATAATTTACTTCTTAAGTTTTCCGCCTCT